TATCCGTTGTGTGTGATGATGAAGCCTGGCCGCTTGGGAACAGGGGTGATGTCGTTTTTCTTGCAGAACGAACGCACCGCTTTTTCCGAAAACCCAAACTTCTTCGCAATACCACCAACAGACAGTGTTTCTGCCGATTCTCGGATTTCGTCTTCCTGATCGGACAGCGTTGCCGGCCGGTCAAGGTCGATCCCGTGGCGTGAACAGAAACGGGAAACGGACTTTGTTTGCACGTTGAACCTGCGTGCGATGTCGCTTGCGAACGAACCGTTGCACGCCATCGAGAATACTTCCTCGATACTGGCGCCAAGACCTCGGTCATGAACCGAATCAAATCCGTGGTCTACTCCGGCCGCTGTAATCATCGCAACAAGTTCCATGTAACTGTCCGAAATTCCTTTGTTCCTGGACATCCCAACAAGACCGTGCTTGTGAAAACTGTCCGAAATCCATTCTTTCCAGCTATCTTGTTCCATTGGTGACATTCCTTATCTACTTTAATCGAGCTTTAAGTATACAAGGTTTGTCGCCGTTAAGCAACTCCCGCACTCGTGGGCCTTTACCGTCCGTTCTGGACTCCGTGGCCTAGTCGTTGAACATTCCACCTGTTCCCAGGAGGCTTTGCTGCTGATTGCCCAATCTCCATGGTTTTCAAGCCTTCACGATTGCCGTTACCGGCTGCGTTGTGGCCCATGGGTCTCTAAGGGGTTCCCAGCAATTCACGGGATTTATTGAGAGCTGTTACTCAACCCTCGTAATCGGTGTTGCTGATGTACTCCAACACCGAAAACTCGTAGAACTTCACGAGGACCCGCGGCGACCATACGCTCGGGATCAGCAGGCCAGAGGCCTGCGGATGGCTGTTTTCTGTATTGACTGGAAAAGGCATGGTTCCTACTCCTGTGGTTTAGAGCTACCGCTACTGGAGTCTTCCAGCCGCGGCTGCGCGTTCGATCTTCTCGCGCAATGCGCTCAACTGTTTTTCCTTGCCCTTGAACTCGCCCCGTCGTGCTCGCCGGTTGATGTCCTCGACTTCGGCCACGGTCCAGATCTTCTCGTTTCCACCGGTTCCGGCGTTGGGATCCGGCCTGTGGCCACCGCCGGAAGAATCCGGCTCCACGTTGGTCGGCTTGCTCTCGGGCGGCTTGTCTCGCTGCTGCCTTTCCGCCTTGAACTCTTTGAAGAATTGGGCAACCCGGGCAATATCGCCCTCGACCGCCCATGCGTGCTGCATCAGGTCCTGATAGGTCTGACCGCTTCGCCAATCGGTGTTGTCGGCCAGCCACTGGATGAATTCGGGATCTTCGTTCGTCTCCCGCCATCCGTCGACCAGGGCGTCCAACTGCCCGAGGGCGCTGTTGGTCTTGACCCTCGCAAGTTCTTTGCGCAGCGTCTCGATTTCCGCGTCCCGCTGTTGCTGGTCGGCCGGTTCCTGCCTGGGCAGATTCCGGGCAATCAGCTTCTTGGTCAGGCTGGCGAACCCATCGACGGCATCGTCGGTGAAGTCCTCGCGCAGCTTTTCCATTTCAGCGTTGATGTCTTCGTCGGAAACCGCCGGAGCGGCCAAGGCCTTCTCCAGCTTGGTTTCGAGCTCAGAAACCTGACGCTTCAATCGATCGACCTCCTCATTGAGCTCCCGCTTTTCCCGGGCAAGACGAGGCACTTCGGCGTCGTACTTGCTCTGGAGCGTGCGGTATCGCTCCTCGGTTGCACGCAACTTCTCCTGCGCGTCCTCTGGAGCCTGCTGCTTCTGACGTTCTTTTTCGGGAGTGTCCGGACTTCCGTCGGAACCGGTGTCGGGGGGAGTAGGGCCCCGGCCGTCCGAGTTATTTCCAGGCTCACCACCGTCTTCTGCGAGCAGTTCTTCAAGAGATTTGCTCGGGCCGTCCTGATTCATCAGTTCGACTTGCTCTCGAGCAATTCTCTCGGCTTCTTCGGCAGCTTTTCGTACTGCTTTTGGTCTTCCCATAATCTCCTGCCAAGGCCCTTTCAAGGGTGTCCTGCCGATCCAGGCCACTCGGGTATCCGAATCGGGGAGTTTAGGTTCCCGCATCAGCGGGGCCGGGTTTATTATGCAGAAAAACTATCTGACTTGCAATGGGGATACGTACCTACTATCAGAATTCGGACTTTCTGCGCTTGTCCTTCGGCGCGAGCGCGGTGTAGGTGTGGAGCACCAGCTTTTCGAGTGAAGCCCTTGCGCCCTGAGCCTTGAGCAACGCCTTGTGGTCGTCGGCCTGGCGCAGCGTATCGTCCGCGTCATCCATGATTTTCTTGATCATTTTGACCATATCGTCGATGTGGGAAGGGTTGGCCCGGAGCATGCGCGCGATCAGGTTCGCGTCCTCGGCCGTGAACGTGGAATTGCTCATTGCGCTTGCGGCCCGCCGGCGTTGCGCCCGTCAAGCGTGGCTTCCTTCGGGTTCGGCGCCCGGCCGCCCGGCTGGTTTTCCGCCTGGGCCTGCTTCTGCATGGCGACCATGCGCTGCATCAGCTCGTCCTCGCTCGGCAGTTTGCTGGGGTCGAGGTTGAAGCCTTCGTACATCTCGCGCAGCGCCTCAACCACCGGCGTAGGCCCGGTCATTTGCATCATCTGGGGCTGGCCGATGATGTTCAGGAGTTCCATTCGGCGCATGTTCGACTGTTCGCGGTTGAGCACGCCCTTGGTGCCGGTGGCCACGATCTTCAGGTCGCCCTTGATGTGCGGCACATCGTCATAGAGCATGACCTGGTGGAACATGCACTCGACGTTGTAGGTCGTCACCTTGTCCAGCTCCGACACGGCCAGCTTGATCCCGCGCGCCGCGCCCTCGATCAGCATGCCCAGGCCGGAGGCAGTCGACGCCGCGCCGCCGGACGGGTTGGAGCCCATCGTGTAGGGCGGGATGCCGGAATACTCGTCGGCCAGTTGGGAGAAGAACTGATAGACGTTCATCAACTCGTTGGCGTTGGAGTTGGGCTGGAAGAAGTTGATCGCGCGGCTCCCGGACCCGGAACCGACCTTGCTCTCGGTGGTCTGGAACTGCCGCCACGGGATGATGTCGGTCACGGTCTCGCCGGGCGCCAGCCGGTCGATCATGATCTCGACCATCGGCCCGGAGGCCAAGGCCATGTTGTTCGCCAGCGACCGGGCCGCGGCGTTGCACATATCCTGAAGGTCGCGGATGATCTGCGACAGGCCCTTGCCGTTGAAGATCGTGTTGTTGGCGCGCTCGAGCGAGCAGTCGAAGTACGGCCGGCGGCCCAGCGGGTTCGGGTTCAGAGCGGCCCGGAATACGTGGGGCCCGACCATCATCACGTTGGCCTCGTAGTCGCGGTCCATGTCCTCGATCATCCGGCGGGGCAAGCCCCACTCGACCAGCCAGGCGCCGCGGATCTTGCCCCAGTAGCTCAAACAGTCGATCGTGGTGTCGTTGCTGAAATCGTCCCAGTTCCGGCCCTCGAGGCGGTCGCGCTCGGTATCCCGGTGGATATTGAGCCGAAAGCCCTTGTCGCCGTATTCCCGGATGATCTCACGGATGGCGGTCTCGTCGTATGTCGGGACCCCGATCATGTCGTACAGAGTGTCCCGGCGCAGCTTCATGCGCTCGATCAGGTAACCGTCATGCACGCTCCTGGCGTCCGGGGCCGGGTAGATGTCAAACGGGCTGACGGCCTCAAACCGGCGTTGGGCCTTTCGCGTCACCTTGGGGTGGGCCTCGCCCCTCGGACCGATATCCCAGGCCAGTTCCTCGCCCATCCGGTTGAACGGGCCCTTCATGAAGGCCACCGGATAGGTCAGGAAATCGTCCAACATGTCCACGAAGGCCTTGCGCCAGTCGGCGTGGACCAGTTCGTCGTGCAGGTGCTTGTGCATCCGCTTGGCAATACGGGCGGCGTTGTGCTCGACTGCCTTCATCACGTCGCCGGCGACCTGGGTGGTACGTTTGCGGATTTTCTCCGGGGTCGGATACAGCCCGGCCTGCAATGCCTCCTCGGCCTCGCGCCTGACCCCATCCCTGATCTTTGCCAGAACGTCTTTCGGGAGGTCCGGCACCGGGGTCGGCTTCGTCCCGAACGGCAATTCCCCGTTCGCCCCGAGCATGATCTCTGTGATCCAGGCCTTGGCCGATCGGATTTTGAGCTGGGTCAGGAGCATGTAGATTTCGCTCCCGCCCTGTTCCCGGATCACATTGAGCTTGTCCGGGTCGTAGAAGCCTTCTCGCTGACGGAGGCACTGGAGAAGGGTGGTCTGGTGTTCTTCCTTGGCTTGCCGGGCCAGGTCCCATGCCCGGTGGACATGATGCCCGAGGTTCGAGGTGATTCGATCAACGTCGATATCCTCGCGCTCACCCTCACGATAGGATTCGTCGGGGCGTTTCCCGCTCTCGGCCGCGGTCAGGGCGCTGTCTTCTTCGGCGATGCCGTTTTCGCTCAGTATCTGATCGACCGATTTCCCAGCGTTGTATTCTCTTTCGGTCAGCACCGGGCGTCTCCAGGGTCACGGTAGGAGCCGGCCGCCCCCGCCAGGGCAGACCGATCTATCTTCGCGTCATTGGATGGCGGTCCGACGCTCTCGGGTGGTCAGGCCATGTTGCCCTTGCCGGTTTCGCGGGGGTGGCCCATCTTGCCGTCCACCATCCGCTTGACTTCCTCGGTCGACTTCTTGCACAGATAGTCGCCCTTGTTCGGGCCTGCGTTGGCGCCGCTGCCGCCCTTGCGGCCTTCGTACTGCTTGCTTTCGTCTCCGCGGTTATTCATGACGTTCTCCTGCTTTCACTGTGAAAGACCAATATGGTCAGAATCGAGTGTAGCACAAGGCGCCTTTCCGTCAAACCGCCCAGCGCCCGGCCCTGCGCACCTGTTGGGCCGGCGGCTTGGTAAAGAAGCGTCTGCCGGTCAGGCCTGTCCTAAGTGTGTCTGCGCCGTGGGAGTTGTGGACGATTGCACCGTTCTCGAGGGAAAAACGCTCCATTTCTGGAACCGTCAGGCACCACACATCACTGCGCTCGCATAGCCGCTTTACGCTTTCGATAGTTCTTGGATTTGCAGTCTTGGCCGCAGAACTTTTGCGTGTACCCATTTTTCCGAACCAAGGCCATGATTTTCTTGCCGCACTCTTGGCAGTTTTTTTCTTCCCGCTTCCATTTGAGCCATCCTTTGCTTCTGCGGGCCTGTCGGCTATGCCAGAGTCGCCCTTCTTCTGATCGGTGCCAATCTGCCGCAGCTTTCCTGGCTTTCTCGGTGAAATGCTCGTCACTCCCTGATTTCCGCTCATGCCAAGTGCGTGATAAGTGCTCTGATGCAGGGAGGCATTCAAGGTTTCGCAGGCGGTTATCGGCTCTGTCGCCGTTGATGTGATGTATGTGGTGATCCTCCGGGATTTCTCCGAAAGCCATTTCCCAAGCCTCTCTGTGCAGGTAGCCGCTGCCGATCGAAAAGTACCGTTGATTCGGGTAAATGCGGTAGAGGCGGCCATCGAAATACTGCGTGATCGAGTCAAGGACGATTGGATCTTTGTACCCCTCTTGAGGTGTTCTGCGGATCTCCACCCGTTTTCCGTCAAAAATTTGTGCTCCGGCGTACATTTCACCGAAAGCCCGTCTGCAAACCGGACCTCCACAAGTGGGGCATTCCTCCCCGTCACCCTCGGATTTTGGTACGTTTTCCAGCCACATTCTGTTAAAACCTCGCCAGTTTCAGGGAGGTCCATTATCTGACGCCTTCCGTGACGCGTCAGGACTTTTGTGGTGCCTACAAAGCAGGCCCAATTATGTAGGGGCTTTTGCCGGAAGCAGCCATGAGCGTCGTCCCACTCTTTCTGGTAGGCGTCTAGGCAGGCAATCAGGCGATCGCACTTATCCTCGTCGATCCACATCCGGCCGAGTTCGTTCCTGACCATCTCGATCCCGTCGGCAATTTCGGTCTTCGGCGCTGGATGGAAATTGATGCCCAGCGCGTGTGCGGTGCTCAGGCGCGTAGAGCCGGTGCCCATTTCCCGGACGTTGATGTCGTGCGGCGCAATGTGTTCGCCGTAGACGTAGCCGTGCTTTTTGGCCAGATCATCAAGCAGCTTGGCGAAGTACGGCAGGCCCTCGCCGTTTTCCTCGACGTAGTTGATCACCCTGAGCTCCCGGCCGACCTCCTGAACGAACGTGATCGCGGTCGCGTCGTCGATGCCCAGATCCCACCAGGTATCGACCCGGACGCCGGGCTGGTGCGGAACCGAACAGATCCGGCCATCCTGGCGCATCCGGGTCATCTGTTCTTCGTAGTAGGCGCCCTTGATCGACTGCTCGAAGGCTTCCTCGAAGTAGGAAGGGTATTCTCGTTTCATGTCATCGCCCAGGACTTTTTCCTTCGCGATGTACCAGGCCTTCCTGGCCGGCGACAGCTTGATCCCGTGTTTTGCGTCCAGAAGCTCGAAGTATTTCCTGAGATGCCGCGGCACCCGGACGCCGGAAGGGTTGAGCTTGTAGTCCCGGTGCTGCCACCAGGGAAAGAACGTGTAGCGCCAGTCCAGTTGGCCCCGTCGGGCGCCCTGGTCATGGGCCCGCTTGGCCTCGGCACAGTATTCGTAGAAGTAGCCGTGCCGCCCCTCGGCCGTGGATTCGACGATGATCATCTGGTCCTTGCCGGCGGACTCGAACGTGCCGGTGACGATCTCTCGGGCGCGCTCCGGGTACTTGGCACAGATCTTGCCGAACTCACTCACGTGAACGAGCTGATGAGACCCACTCCTCCCGGACGTGGCCACAGAAACCATGGATTCGTTGGTGAATCTGAGCTCCCTTGCCCGGTCCCGGTAGCAGCCGACCATGTTCTTGATCGCCTCCGGGAGGTTGTCATAGGGCAGCTTGATGTTGCGGTAGAACAGCTTCTCGGCGGCCTCGAGATCGTGTGCGATGGTCAGTCCGCTGAACCCGGGATCGAATATCGCCGAATCGAGCTGGATGATGCCCATCAGCGTCGAGATCCCGAACTGCCTGGATTTCGGAACCAGGTGCCGGAGTGTGAGTTCTTCGAGGAGGTGTTCCTGGGCCGGGTTGGGCTTGAACGGGACCTTCTTGCCGGCCTTGTCGATGATGAAGTACAGGTTGTGCAGCCGCCACATCTGGTCGGCCAGCTTCTGAACCGTGTTCTGAGTCATTTGACGGCTTTCTTGGGACCCTGGTGTGTGCCGGTCTTCTCAGCCAGGCGCTTGCGGGCCGAGGCCGTCGCCTTGTGCGCCCGGTTGATGTTGCTGGTCATCGGCTTGTCGCCCTTGATCGGACGTTTGACGGTAGTGCTGAATCGGCTTTTCATGCTGGCGCCCTCCGGAGTTCAAGGTGGGCCGCAGGAACGGGGAAAGGAACCTGCGGCCCGGCAGCGCCCTGTTGAAGTGCTGCAGGCCCATGATATTCGGGCCGGCGTCAAGTGTCAATCTGGAAGTTTTCCCTGATCGCGCGAAGCACGTTGTCCTGGTGCTCGCCGGTCAGCGCGTTGATGAACGTCGGGCTTACGCTGCCGGTCCTGTCGCACTGGACGATCTTCCCGTTTCTGACCTTGACGAATATCACGCGGCTTCTCCTTGAAAGCCTGAAAACATCGCCCTTGTGGTGGGAGACATCCCACCCGCCGGCCCGTACTGTTTTATCTACGATCCTCTTTGCCATCTGCTTTTCCTCGGTTTTGCGGTGTCCATGTTGATCTCCAGGTTGTATTCGCGCTTGGCTTCGTAGTCGGCCGAGACGAAACGCTGCTGCGTGGGCAGCATCATGATCAGGTCCGTCCCGACCGCACCGTTGCGGAATTTCCGGGTGATCAACTCGGTGACGTTGGACTCGAATGATTCGTTGTAGACCTTCTCCCGGTACAGGAAGGCAACGATGTCTGCGTCCTGCTCAATCTCCCCGGACTCACGGAGGTCGGACAGCATGGGGCGCTTGTCGGTCCTGGATTCGAGCGACCGGTTCAACTGGGACAGCGCGATGACCGGGACCTTGAGTTCTTTCGACAGCTTCTTGAGCATGCGGGTGACGTGGCCGACCTTCTCGGCTCGCCTGTCGCCGTCGCCCTGGACCAACTGGATGTAGTCGACAATCACCGCCTTGGTGTCGTACTGGGCCTTCGCCTGACGGGCGCGTGCCATGATTTTGTTGATGTGCAGCCCACCCTCATCGTCGACCAGAATCTTGTTCTGCTTGGACTTGGAGACGCCGAGAGTGATGGTCGACCAGTCCTCGGGTTGCAGGTCCACCGGCTCCATCAGGCGCTCCTGGTCGACTTCGTGCGCGACCCAGCGCTGGTAAAGCGATTCGGCGTCCATCTCAAGTGAAAACACATGGACCCACTCTTTCTTCGCGATTTCTTCGGCGATCGACATGGCCATTGTGGTTTTGCCCATCGCCGGTCTTGCGGCTATGACGATCAGCTCCGCGGGTCTGAGCCCGTGCCAGTGTCGGTCAACATCCAGCATTCCGGTCTTCTGGACCACGATATCGCCCTCGAGGCGCTGATGGAGCATGGACAGCCAAGACCGTCCGATCTCGGCGAACGTGCGCGGCCGGGAGCCGGACTCGATCCCGAACGACATCATCCTGGTCGCCATGCTCGATGCGATCTTCTCGACATCCCCGCCCTCCCAGACCTCGTCGCAGGCCGCCGTCGTGGCCTCGATCAGCTCCCGGGCCATCGCTTTCTTGCGGACCTGGCGAGCGTAGCCTGAGACGTTGGACGCGCCCGGGGTGTCGTTGGCAAGCTCGATCAGGTAGGCGCCGTTGTCGATCCTGTCGGTCGCCCTGCGCTCGGTGAACCAGTCGAGCAGGGTGATCGCGTCGACCTCGGTCCCTGCGGCCACGAAATCGCTCATGGCCTTGAACACCATCCTGTTCTTTTCCCGGTAGAAGTCCTGGACCGAAAGCGTCTCCAGGCCAATGTCGAGCGCTCGCTTGGAGATCAGCATGGCCCCGATGACCGCCTGTTCGGCTTCGGTGTTGTTCGGTGGCTGGCGGACGGGGTTGTATGGAGACGGTGCCTCAGTCGTCGTCATACTTTCCCTCCATGATGTCCGCGCAGCGGGTCTCGTTGATCAGGAAGTCGATCGACAGGCGGAATGGGCGGTTTCGCCCGGCGCCCGGTGGTTGTCGGCCCATCAGGAAGGACGAGGCCTCCACGACATCGAAGTACCGCTCCCAGTCGTCTCGGGTCGTCAGGTCGTTCTTGATACGGGCAGCCAGGTGGGATCTTCGTTTGGAAGTCAGCTTCTCGACGCTCCGGGCGTAAGGGAACCGGTCGTGGTATCTGTCGATCACCCATCCCGGGGTTGGTTTTCCGGTTTCGTCTTCGGCGGCTGGTGGGGTAGATTCGCCAGAATCGCCAACATTATCCTGATTACCTAATACCTGATTCTCTACTGAATGTTGCGTTTTGGGTAACGGGGGTGTTGCGTTTTGGGTAACGGGGTGTTGCGTTTTGGGTAACGGGTTCGATGGATTTGACGAAGCCCTGAACTTCGTGATGTTGAAATACAGTTGGGTAGTTTTTGCGAAAATTCGGCCATCAGAAGCCTGGGTAGTGACGATCAATCCAAGTTCTCGGAGCTTCTTGAAGCGGCGAGATATTTTGTCTTTGGAGGCAACCGGAAGCAACGGCAGGCTGCGACTCATGTGAGAATAATTTATCCATACATGGTCCCCCACCTTGATGGCTTCTCCGCTATTTGACCAGTCGTAGATGTACTCCAAAATGATCCAGTCGGCCGCGTCGGTCTTCTTGGATAATCCGGCGTCTTCAATTCCCGCAAGGTTGATCAAAGCACTGTATTTCATATCTGCTCACCTATTTCGTCGGGCGATGGCACCTTCCTGCAGACCTCGTTATACCGCTCTGTCGGCGCCGCATAAAGGTTTCCGTCCGGGTCTTTTTCCGTAGTGATCAGGCCCAATTCACGGAGTTTCGAGATCCGCCGGCTGATTGGCCCCTTCGTCTTGATGCCCAGCAGCGGCATGGATTTGCACAGGTGGCTGTAGTTGATCCAGACCTTGTTGCCGATCCTGGCCGCCTTCGGGTTCATGGACCAATCCTTGATGTACTCCAGGATGGCCCAGTCAATCATGTCGGTGTGTTCCGCCAGCCCGGAATCGGCGATCCCGGCCTGATTTATCGTGATGGTGAATTTCATCTCGAAGTCCTCTATTCCCTCGTCAGAAAGAAAAATGGCGCCGCGCTGCGAGGGTTCAGCTATCCCCCGGATGGCCGGCCGGGTTGAGGCGCCAGTTGAAACTATGCTCCGGACGGATTACCGGCTGCCGAAGTAGACCTCCGCGGCCTCCTCGATCGTCTCGGCGATTTCATCGATCGCCTCGCGGTAGACGAGATCAGGGCGCTGGAGCTTGTAGCCGATCTGTAGGTTGCCGCCGGACACGGACCACAGGAGGCGTGCCTTGACTTCCCACAGGGTCCCTCCTTGAAACACCGGGATACCCAGGGTGAAGGTTTCCGGAATGGTGATCTGGCGGGCCTTGCCGGCCGCGCGCTCGAGTTCGCCGTGGATGTCCTGGTCGGGATTTGTGCTGAGATCGTCGAGCAATTTGTCGATGATCTGTTCAATTGATCTTGCTGACATGGTGGGTCCTTTTCGTTGAGGGGAACCCGATTCTACACGGGTGCGCACCTATTGTCCAGGCAAATCGGCCAGAATTTCCACGACCTCGACTTCCCGGCCGAAGGTGTCGACCATGATGTCGCCCACGGAGATCCGGATTCCGGTGCGGGCCTCCAGGAGATCGACCAGGGCCGCCGGGAGGACGGCCACAGGACGCCGCGGCACGGCCATGTCGGTCAGGGCCCGCCGGGTCTCGATCAGCGCCGCTTTGGTGATCTGAGCGTTCATGGGCGCGAAGTGTAACCGGTGCGCACTACGGAATCAACAAAAAGCCCCGGACACCTGATGAAGGTTCGGTGCCGGGGCTGGCTTCATTCGCCCACGCTTGAGCCGGAAGCGCTAACGGGTTAGGGGACCCTGGGCTAGGCTTTTCTACGGAGCCTCAACCGCACCCACCAAGGTAGATCAATGCTATCACAACTCTTTTGGCGGGTCACTGTTTTGCAGCGCGGCCCGCAGGCGTGCCTCGAGATCCTGCTTCTGTTTGACCAGGGCCACCACGGCATAGCGCATGGCGTCCTCCCAGGCCAGTTCTGAATCTTTCGCGGTCAGCATGCGATGGTTCGCGATGACGTAGAGCAGCGGGTCGGTCCGGGCCAGATCAAGGATCCGGTGGCGGTCGAACTTCGTGGCATCGATCGACTTCGGGATGTCCTTGTCGATCACAGAGCGGCTCCGGTATTCATCGTCGTCGCGGCCTTGCTGTTCGATTTTTTCGTCTGTTTCGTTCATTGGTTTGTCCTTTCTCGTCTGGCCAGATCGCACAGGCGGTCCTCGCGCCGGCGCTCCCGGGCCTGGTTGATGATGTAAGTAACGCACAAGACCACCGGGAAGATGATCAGCGCGAATATCAGCAGGGCCAGAAGGAATTGCTCGGCGGGGGAGTCGAATGATCCGGTCATGATGTTTCTCCGGGTTGATTGAGGCCCCGGAACTCGTCCAGGTTTTCGATGGTGTCGGCGAGTACGACCAAACCGTTCTTGTGCTTGAAGCTTGTCGCAATGGCGTGGTATCGCATGCCCGCGGAGATCTTTTGCTCGAGCCAGGCCGGGGTGAGGCCGTGTTCACACATCCTGGCGGCGCGCTCGGCGTTCACCGTCGCCTCCGGTCGTGTTTGCGGTCGAACTGGATGAGGGTGCGTTTCGTCTGCATCGCCAACCTCAGGAACTCGACGTGCTCACTGAAAAGACGCAAAAAAACGTCCATCGGCATTCCGGGTTTCGGCTTGCGCAATGAGGCCGCAGCAGAGCTATGGTGGAATGCGGAAAGAATCATCTCCCTGGCTTCATTCAATTCAGGAGGCAGTTTCCGCGGCGGCTTGTTGGGCTCCTGCATGGTGGTCTCCTTTCGTTAGGTGCGCATCTAGTCTACACGATGCTGGCGGGGTTGTGAAGGGTGCGCATCATTTTCACAACAGCACAAGCCGCCGCTTTGACCTCCTACAACAGCGGGGCGGCATCGCTGCTGGCCTCACCACGTATCTCATCAGGCACCCGTATCGTGGGCCAGACGCTAGATCAAATGCGGATTGCCTGTTTGTCCGGGGTCTGGTGACACTACCCGGAGCCCCCGGCTTGTGAGTCAAGGGGCCGCAATTTGCGATTGCGAAACGTCCGGCTTTTCTGAGGGGCGTCCACTGGCGGGGACCACAGACTATCGCGCCTCGGGCGGCGACCTGTGGTAAAAAAACAACATGCGGGGATTCGGGGTGTTGCATAAAAACCACACTTGTTGTATTTACGCAACAAACGTGGTAATCTACGCTTGTCGCAGGTCGTGCTGTCGACTATACCGGAACCCCCCTTCCGGTGCAAGCCCGCCACGGTCCGCCCTGGCGGGCTTTTTCATGGAGGGCCCAGCAGATAACCCATCTCCTCGAGGAACAGCGGCTTGGCCACCTCCATGAGCGCGATCGCTTGGGACATGCTCAAACCGGCTTGGGTGAAGCCTACGTCGTATCTTCCGTCCGAGTCGTCCAGGAACAGGACCAGCACCTTGTTCGCCTGGCGCTTACCTGACCGGATTTCATCAAGAGCGCATTCCAGCGCCTGTTCGGGGCTCCATCGGGAGGCATCTTTGGTGTGCTCGGCCATGCTTTTGGTGTTTTCACATTTCTGCTCCTTGCTCTGATCCTTTTCGATTTCAGCCAGCTCCATTGCCAAAGATCGCGCGTGTACTGACGCCTTGTACAACCCGGCCTCGTGCAATTTGTCTGCTAGCGCGTGAATATCTTCAGCGCTTGCAAGCCGCTTCTCCCGCTCGGCTGCCAGGTCGGCTCGGGCTCTCCACCCGGCATAGAACGCGTCTTGCTCCGCAGGGGTTAACGATTTTCCCTTGCTGTACCGAAAAAACGCCTCTTCATCCGGCCTGAGTGTTCGGTCGTTCATTTCTCTGCTCCTTGTTTTCTGCGTGATATACGGCACTTTTGCGGTATATCGCCTAGTTAGGTGTCTGTCCGGCTATCGGTCCACGCGGCTTCAGCTTATCTTGTGGCTTCCAGAACCGCCACG